GGTCAGTGACTGGAGTTCAGACGTGTGCTCTTCCGATCTTTCAGCTTATTCAATGTGTCGTTATTCAGCGTGATGCACAGCCCCCACGGGTATTCATCGCGAGTTCTGGTTTCTCCGCTCTCATCCTGGTAGCTGTCAGTGCCGGTTTTGAGGTTTACGAGTTCCATATACACTCCTGCAATAAAGGGGCCGAAGCCCCTTGTCTGATTCGCGAGGCTTACACGCCCAGTTCTTTACGCTTATCTGCGATCTTCTCGCGGAGCGTTTCGGCTTTGGCGTTATGGTGTGGCTTCTCGTTAAAGAGCAATTCGTACTCTTCACGGAGCTTATCCAGTTCACCATCATCTGACACATCGTTGATGATTTTGGTGCTGGTTGCTGCCATTGACACCTTTCCTGCAACTTTTGCTTTTGCCTGTCTGGCTGCATCGTTAACAGGTTCCAGTGCGCTACCAGGCTCACCTTCGTATTCGATTTCTGCCCCCTCCGGCCACAGTGTGTTATGGATATGAGAGAGGCGCAGAACGCGGTATCTTGGTTTCTCACCTGACATCGAAATCACCTTAACCAGTTACTTTTGAGCGGATCGGGTACGGCGTATTGGCATCAACATCAAGATTGATACCCGCAGTGAATTTGCCAGCCGTTAGTGGGCCAGTTGCGACGGAGTAGTTAACACGCAGATATCGCTGAACACCGGCAGGCACCTTTGCAGAAACAACTCGTTTACCTGCTGTCAGGGTAGCCTTTGCCAGTGCGCCACTATCATAAATAGTGGACCATGAGCTGTTATTCTCACTCGTCTGCAACTGGATGTTTACAGTTGCCTCACCACTTGCCGTGGCGGCTTCGTTAACCAGCGCCCAAAACTCAAGCGGGTAACCCACGCCGATATCGCGACGATTTCCATCAATTGGACCTAGATCGATTACGTCAGTAGAAGCCGCGGTATCAGTTACCGCCTGTGCTTCGGAGAACATCAACAGTTTGTCGGTGATCATCTTCTTTCTCCATTAGTGGGTCTGTTACGACCCACTGGTTAATAACAGGCGTTACACCACACGGGCTTCTGTTTCCAGAAGCGCATCAGTTTCACGGATTGGTACACCACGGAATGAAGTCCACCACTCGCCTTCTGTCTCTTTTACGCTGATCGCCAGAGATGTTTTCTCCAGAGATTGCAGATCAAGAGCCTGGCCTACAGTGCGGTTCATGTAGAACACCGGGCGACCCATTCCACGGTTTGGAATGCGATGCAGTGCTTTAACCATCAACTTCGCAATATTTGCGGCAGAGGAAGGTTCTGAAAGATTGCTGACATCGATGTTTGCAATGCGAACAACATAACGCCAGTCACGCAGAGCAAGTCCGTTGTCCCATTTGTAATGGGTGCGATAGCCTTCGTACTTGCCGCCATTAGCATCTTCCAGTGTCACCTGGCCTTTATCTTCCATCTGGATGCCAGCCTTCTGCCCTTTCGGGAAGATGCCATGCACGGTGTTTTCGCCCCACACCACTAACCAGATTGAGGTGTTATCTGTACCCGTGCCACCAGCATCAATGATGTTCTGAGCATTACCTGCAGACAGGCTGGAATAGCGGGAGGACAGTCCCATAAACTGCTGAGGGTTAACGCTGGAATCACCATAAAACAGCGTCTGCGCCATCTGCTGATTCATCGCTTCAATAAATGCGCGGTCTTCAGACAGGCGGAATTCGGCGGTATTGCCGTTCAGATCAGCCAGTGACTTATCGACTTCAGCATAGGTTTCCAGCATGCCAACGGAATCGGTTACCTGCACTGTGGTTGATTTGCTTGGCTGTACGCCATAGTTCAGCAAACGCCAGGTAGCTGAAGGTAAACCAGAACGAATGGTGGTTCGGTGTCCGGTAGGAAGGTTCCCTTCGACAAAAGGCATATCCTGAAGGATCGGGTTAGTTTGACCGAGAAGCTCGATAATCTTATCGACTTTCCCGTTTGGATCGACGCGCTTACCCCAGTCAGCCAGCGTTAGCGCAGTTAAGTCTTTAACAGCCATTGTCATTTCCTCTCTTATTTGCCATAGAGCACTTCGGCCGCACTACGCTGGCCTTCATTACCACCGGTGACCATGCCATCTTCAGACATCGCCTTTCCGATTTTCACGAACGTTTTGACCAGATCAGGGTGATTACCCAGTCCGGTGGTGTTCAGATATTCTTTGAGTTCAGGTGTCCCGAACTGGTCAAGCGCACGCTGTGCGGCGCTAAGGTTAGAAATCAACTTGTCGCCACCGATTTCTTTGTCAGCTTTTACATCCGCAGCCCACTGCTCGGTTGTTTTCTGCCAGGCTTCTGCCTGGCGCTGCTGAACACCTGCCAGAATCTTCGGATAAGCATCAACCAGCTTTTGCGCTTGCTCGTTGGTCAGGTTAAGTTCTCGCGCCACCGGCTCGAATTCCTTCAACGCTTCTGTATCCAGCTCTACGCCTTCGGCAGCCTGAAACTCGTACTTCTCAGGCGCACCCTCTGGTTTATCGCCGTCCTTTTTTTCATCCTGCTTATCGTTTTCAGGCTTTTTGTCATCAGCAGGTTTATCGCCATCAGCAACAGGTTGTGGCTTATCACCTTCCTGTTGTGATGGATCACCAACTGGAGCAGGGTTATCACCTGCAGGCGCTGACGGTTCTGACGCAGCCGGAGCTGCTCCACCATCGACTGGTTGCTCATTGCAAAGACGGCGATACAGCAAACGCTCAAATAAATTCATGATCACTCCTGTTCACTGGCCTCTTTGGCCATCTTCAAATACTGTTCAGGGCAATGCGCCATAACGCGCTGAAACAGTTCCAGCGCCAGATTGCGTTGCCCCTCATTAAATGCCATTGCCATAGCGTCCATCGGTGAGATAGCGGAAAACACACGGCCTTTCTCCAGCACCGACCAGACAACGCGACGCCCCTGTTCACTGCTCATGACAAAGCGAATGTCATCAATTTCACGCTGCGCCATGTCACGTTGCTTACGGGCGTTTTCTTCTTTCAGTTGATCGTCTTCGTAATCTGTCATTGTGATTGCCCACCCTGACCACTAACTGCATTCGCCATAGCTGACAACACACTCGGATCCGAAGTTTTAGCTTCGCTTAGCGTCTTGGCCCCCTGTGCCGCCGCCATCCCCATCGCCATCATTTGTTGCTGCTGTTGTTGCTGTGCCCGTTGCTGGCGAGCCTGCTCAACCTGTTCCTGCGGAACAATGACGGTTGGAGACACTCCGGACATATCAGCGAATGCATCGATCGCCTGATCAACGTTGAGTTTGTCGAGAGCTTCTGGTTTCGCTTGCGCAAGTTGACCAATGAAGTTAACCGTGGACGCCAGACTGGACAGGCCGATAGACTTCTGCGCCTGAGCCATGACGGAAATGTATTCGACCTTCAGGGGCATGCCTTCCATCGCGTCAGGCGGTGGCGGCAGCATGTTTTTACGCACCATCATCGAGAAAGCGCGGTCAATGAGAGGATTAAGACATTCGTCGTTCAGACGCTCCAGAACTGGCCCCAACATCAGAAGCTTTTCTTCTTTCATTTCGATCACTGCTTCAACAGGCATCGAGCGGGTATTGATGTTCTGCAACATCATGAACAGATCGACAAAGTAGGCGCTGTTAATGATTTGACGAGTGTCCTGAATGTCTGCTACCAGATCTGCTGTACTGGGGTTAACCAGATAAGCAGGCCTGAAGCCATCCTGACCAGTAATCTGATCGATATACGTGATGTCGCCAGGAAGAAGGGAGGCGCGCTGATTCTTGAGGGAAGTCGGAGCAACCATCGGCGGATTGGTGGCTTTATCAATCAACTGCGACTTGCGCTTCTGGAGAAGCTGCAATGCCTTAACAGGTCCAAGCGCCAGCATACCCGGGCATGATGATCCATAAACATCTTCGCCATTAACTTCCCAGCGCGGAGCCATAATTGGAAACTCATCAAATCCGGACTCACGCAACAACTTGTCGTTATCGCCACCAACCTCGTAATAAACCGATTTGAATGGCTTGTTCTTGCTATCCAGCTTCGATGTATCGCGGTCAATGTTCGGGTAAACCGAATGCATCACTTCAATCCACTTC